AGCACAAGAGGAGTATCTAGCTGACTTTAGAAGATTAGCAACTAATAAGATAGTTAAATCTACTCTTACTCTACAGATGATGCAAGAGGTAAACCACTCTAAATCTTATGCCGTTTTACTTGATGCCTCTGGTAACTCTAATGAAGTATTCGACCTCTATAAAACAAACGATGCACTAAAGAGAAAGAACCAAAGAATTTCAGAGCAATTCGCAAGATATATCGAGGGAGATGGGGTAGATGGAATGTTACTCTCAGCTATGGCTAGTGTAAACTTAGAGGGTATATATTTTCTATTAGGATTTAGTTATATCTATACTTTAGGCGATAAAGTTGCAGGTGCTAGAGATATGATTAAATTTATTAGTAGAGATGAGTTAAATACCCATTTACCACTATTTGCAAATATATTTAAGACGCTTCAAAAAGAGAATAAAATACCTGCATCTATAATAGATAAAAGTTATGAGATGATAACAGAGGCAGTAGATATTGAATTAGAGTATGGTAAATACCTGCTTGACAACTACTCTATTATGGGGCTTAGAGAAGAGCTTATTACAAATACAGTTCACAACTATGCAAATGATAGATTAGCAAAGATTGGATTAGAGCCTATATTTCCACAAAGTGAGACTACATACCTACAAAAATTAGTAGATAAAAATTTAGCAATGAATGATGTGAAACAGAACTTCTTTGAGACAAATGTAACAAACTATGCTAAAAATAGTATAGATTTTGATGATTTTTAAGTTTATTATAACATATAAATATAAAAGGATGACATATGGAGAAGTCTTGTAAGAATTGCAAATATTCTACAGAAGTTAAATATAATGAATTAGTGAGTGAATTAATTTCCAAAGGTAAAATAATACCTAATGATGAAGTTGTATGTAATAAGAGGATATTATTCCTATACAATAGAACATTCCCTAGTGATTTCTATTGTAGATATTTTGAAAGGAGGAGTAAGAAATGAATTATTTATTAATGATACTATTAGGTATGTATGTAATAACTATGCTGTTTAACTTAATAATAGCTATGGGTGTTGTATATAAATCTATAACAGAATCAGAAGTTTTAACTATTGGAGATATTATTTTTATTCTATTTATATTAATGATTGCAATAAGCCCTATAGGTGCAATAGCTATATGGATTATAGTATTAAATAAACTTATGAGTATAAGAATTAAATAGGACTAAATTAGTCCTATACCAATGATTTATCCCAACCTAATTGGAAGTGGTAAGGGTCTTTATTTCTATGACCTATGCCACCTACGCCATATTTTCTACCCATTTCCCACGCTTTATGAAGCCATCTATTTTCTCTTGCACTCTTAGGTCTTACTTTTTTTGGGACTCCAAGATCCATAGCTATACCGTGTAAATGCCTACTATTGTGTGTCCAAGTATATGGATGACCCATTCTACCATAGCCTTTTACCCTACCAAATTTATATATATACTCTTGCCTAGCTTTACTTCTAAGTGTTTCTCCAATTGGGACAGCTCCATAACCGTTCTTTATACTCCAATCATTTAACTCTTTATAAAAAGCCTGTAATTTAGGATGTATAAGTGATATATCATTAACTCTCTTGGCAGGATTTTTAGGTAACTTATTTAATAATGCCTTACCTCTAGCACTATTAACCTTAATATTACCTCCTGTAGAAGTTGCAGTAGTTGCCATATCTGTAGTTGCACCAGCAGTAGTTGCAGTAGCAGTAGTTGCTCCTATAGTAGTTGCTACACCTGTAGCATAGTCGCCTATATTAGACTGGGCTACTGCTCCATTATTAGCTATGTTTTTGTGATATCTCCTCATATCTATATCATCTATTACTGGATTAACGACTCCAGTTGAAGATACTGTTCCTGCCGTTGTAGTAACTGGGTCAGTTAATGCCTGTTTCATAGCATTACTTGCTGGGCTATTTCCATAAGCCTGTAATACTCTAGCTAGTGGGCTATCATCTCTTAATACTAAACTCATTTAGTCCTCCTTTTGATACCTGTTGCTCTTATATTATCTAACAAATCATTATTTAGAATATTTATATACTCTCTTCCTCCAAATGTTGTTTTAATACCATCTATACCTAAGCCCTCTACAAGTAGCTTATTTGCATAGTCTCTATCTACATCTTTACCTAAGCTCTTTAGAAAATACTCATAATTCTCCTTATTAGGCAGTTCTAATATTTTAGCTCCCTTAGGCATTATAAACTCGTAATTATGTAAATCTTTATCAGCTGTATTCGTAAAATAAGCACCTTTACCTAAGAATTTATCTTTTTTACCAGCTTTTAACTCAGTAGGGTTAAAATTCCTATTTGAATTATGTATTATTTTCATAGGAGCATCAGTAGGCTTAACCATATGCTTAATACCTCCTAGCATATTGTTTACCCCTGTTTCGTGTATAGCTCCTGCTAATGCCTCTGGACTAACACCTCCAACCCTAACTATATCTAGGTCAAGATACTCAATTCCCTTAGCCATTTTTTTAACTGAGTCTATCTTATGTCCTACAGTAAATAACTTATCTAGCTTATCAATATCTTTTTTAGTGAATGTATAAGCTCCATCATTTAAGTCAGCTATAGCCTTATTATATATTGCCTGATTATTAAAGATTGGCAAACTATACTGTATGTCTTTAGCTTCTGTTGCTCTAGGCGTTAGAGAACTCTTAAATTTCTCACTAGATCCTATCTGATTTATCTTATCTCTTACTACAATATCAGGCATATCATCAATAATGCTATTAAGATCAAGATAGCCATCTTGTTTCTTGAGCAACCTAGCCATTGTTTCGTGAGCTAATAAATCCTCTCCTAAATCGTGGAACTTCTTAGGAACTTTAATGCCTGTAACAGCTAATGCCTTAGGTATAGAACCTATAATAGAACTTAAAAACGCTGACCCTAATTTAGTAGCTGTATCAGCCGAGTGAGAACCTATATCAACACTCTTCCCTAAAGGTGTATCTATAAGAATTTTCTTAGCTACATCATCTAATCCAAATTTATCATTAAGGTATTCAATAGTTTTTGTCATATTCTTACCTGCATTAGTAGAAAATGACTTCTTACTTAAAAACTTAGACATAGCATTATATGATGCGTTATCTATCTCTCCTTTACCTATTCTTTTTAGATTATTAATAATATATGATGTTTCTATGTGTTCTAGCTTCTTAGGGTCATTTATAATTCTACCTAATTCTCTGAATGTATTCTCTCCCATACTAGAATTTGCTAACTTATTAACAATATCTGATACAGCTAAGTCAGATGTTTTATTCTTACCTATTAGAAAATTTACGCCATCTGATGTATCAGAGCTACCAATAATAGCCTTACCAAACGCATTTTTCTTCATAAACTCCATATTCTTAGCATAGTTGGAATTTGCCATAGTCCAGACGGCGTAATCTTCTGGAGTCAAACTCTGTCTTATAGCATCTTTAACTGCTTCTTTAGATGCTTTTATATTTGCATATCTAGTTCCATTCTTAGAGCTAATTGTGCCTATTATAGCGTTAAGCTCTTTATAAGTATTAACTAGGTCTGCAACACCCATCTTACCCTCTCCTAAATCTTTGGCAATTTGGTTATAGTCAGCTTTTAATACAGGGTCGCTAAATATTTCATCTCCAGCTTGAGGTAAGTCAATCTTAACTGGTTTTTTATATACATTATTCCTAGCTATCCTACCAACTGCCTTAGAGTATAAATCAAGAGAACTATTAAAACTATCTACTATAGGGTTTAGTATCTCACTCATAGATAGGATTTTCCCATTTTTCTTTGCTATATCTTCTACCTGTTTTATTCTATCTTTTCTTTGCTTCTTTACTGCAATTAGTAGGTCTTTATCAGATTTTAATATATCTTTAGTAACACCTGCACCCTCTTTATTCCCTTTTGTAAACATAGTCCCTAGAACAGCATCTTTTATGTCATCTCCTGTTCCACCAGTCATCTTAGCATAGTCCTTACCCATAGCCATCATTTCATCGTGGCTAAGGTTTAGTTCGTGCATTAATATATCTTTAGCTCTACCAGTAGCTTGGCTACCTACTTTATTTAGTAAAGTCTCTCCAAAGTAACTAGCTACTCCTAAACCTGCTCCAATTGTTTTACCAGCTACTCCAGCAGTAGTTGCACCAATTACAGTATCTACTGCCCCTTTTTCTAGGCTATCTCCTACATTATCTCCCTCCATTCTAGCATCTGCATAACCTTTTACACCTGAGTCCAGACCAGCTAATAGAGCCATACTGTGTAATGCATACTTACCCTTAGCAACTGGAGAGAATGTAAGAGGGCTGGTTGCTATCTCCCCTAATATATAAGGTATATCATCTACTTTACCGTCTTTAATAGCATTATTTAGATTATGTAGTTCATTTAAAGCTTTTTTATTCTCCTCATCACTTTGAATACCTAGCATATTTCCTAAGTCTTGCTCTGTCTCATAAATATCTGTTAAACCTTTTAAAGCACCTTTTACTACATCACTTGTCGCAAATACACCTAATCTGTTGTCAAGTTTTACTTTATGTATAAGCCTAGCTTTTTCTTTTAATCTACTAACTATTTGTTCATCGGTAAAATGTTCTCTAGCCTCATCTATCTTTGCTACCTTAGCATTTTCAGCGATATAATCTACTATTTTACTAGGAGATATACCATCTTTAAGTGCCTTATCGTAATTAAATGTGTATTCAGGAGATACCGACATTGCTTCTATTCTATCTTCCATAGGTAAATCAGATAGATACTTATTATTAGTTTTAGAGGCTTCTTCTAAATCTAGTCTGTTTTTTACTAGCTCTTCTCTATGCTCATCTACTCCTAATACCCAGTCTGTAGCTTCCCCTAGTGTTTTTCCTATTGCTTTTACTTTACCTGATATTGTAGATGTGTCTATTTCTGGGTGTATAGGTTCGTCTCCATACTCCCCAGTCTTCCACTGTCCATCACTCATCTATTATCTCCTTTGATGTAATTTGTTCTGTTTTGAACATTAGGTAATCCACCTACTTGACTACTGCCTCCTCCACCAGAGCCTAAGGTCTGTTGTTGTTGAGGTTGTGGTGTTAGCATTTGTGCTGTTTCCTCGAATATCTGTGCTATATCTTGGCTATATCTAGTCTTAGTATGTTTTATATTCATTGCTGTTAGCCTAGCATACCCAGCTGGATTAACAGTCATTAACATTTGTCCTGCATTACCATTTATAACCTGTTCTAATACAATCTGATCTTGTTCTCCGTCATTGTAATCTATGCTTACTACTTTTACATCTGAGTCCGTGAACTCTAAGTCATAATCTGGATGATGTATAGGTGCTACAACTGGGAACCCTTTTTCAGTATAAAGAGGTTTTCCAGTTGCAGGGTCATAAGCCTGTTCATAGTAAGGTAATCCAGTTTCAGGATTTATTATAGGAGGATTAACAGTAAGCCACTTTTGACCTACTCTCTCATCAACTAAATTTAACACCTGTGTAGCTTTATAGTATTGCTTAACTAATTTAGCTACTTTCATAGCATCTAATTTATAGAATAAAGCTAGGGCATCATCTATATATTGCAATCCTACACTTGTAGCTTGTTGCTGTAGTTGCACTTTTCTACCTGTATCATATTTAAATGCCATCCCTAGAAAAGCATCGCTAATTCCTAATACCTGTTTTATCCTAGCAAAAGCTTTATCTATAGTTATGAATTGTGTCTGTATCTCAGAACCGAGCTTATCTATTCTAATCCCATTAATGTCATCTACAAAGATTATACTACCCACTCTTTTATAGGCTTCTGTAAATTCTTCTCTATCTTCCACAGCTGAATCATTGACAAAAACTTTATCACTGTTTATATTCAATTGTATTTGAATTAAAGATTGTTGAACTGCGTCTATTTCATCTAAAACATCATTGAATACTCCATAATACTCAGCCTTATAACTATCAGATAGCTTTACCACAGTATAAGGGAATTTTACCTCTTTATATGTAATCTCAGATTTATCAATAATTGTATCTCCACACCAGTATATAGACCAAGTCTTATCGCCATCTCTAACTATGCTATGGACAATTAGGTAATTATCCTTATAAGTAAATGACCCTGCAAAACCTCCCTGTGCAAAAGAGTATTCAATCTCTGATTCTCTAATGTTAAGATGATTTACACTAGACTCAAGAGTATCATAATTTATATTCTTGTTTGGGAATAAGTCCTCTATTTGTTCTTTATTTAACCATTTAAATCTATGTATAAATCTAGCATCTGTATAATCTAACTTCTTACTCATAGGGTCTAATAGGATTTCAGTATGAGGAACACTCTCTTTAACTATCTCATATATGTTCCTGCCATACATATCCTTTAGAATATTCCCTGATGTATCCCTTTTATACACAACATTTAAATACTCTACAAATAACCCAGATAAGAAACCATTTCTTTTTATCTGGTTTCCCAATTGTCTCCAATTATTACTATTATTTATATAATTATAAACATCTTGTAATAAACTAACATTAGGGATATCCTGCATCTGAACTGGATTAAAGGTTACATCATTCAATACCTTAGAGTAATAACCTACTAAGTGTCTTGTAAATAACTTTATTAGGTTAAAGGTCTGTGGTGGTTGTCCTACTGCCCTTAAGTCGCTTAATTGTTCTTTAGTATAAAACCTATTGTGGTAATACTCTTCTGTCCTAATAGCTTTATCCCTACTCTCTTTAAATGTATAGTAGCTGTAATCAAAACTATCTCTTAATGTATTTATATCTGTCTTCATTCATTACTCCTACAAGTAATCATCTAAGTTTACTGGTTTTTCAGTCTTACTACCTGTTGTTTTTCTAGCCTTACTACCTGTTGTAATGCTTGTAGTGCTTGTTGTCGATTTTTCCTGAGCACCAAACACCTTTGGTCTTACTTTTATAAATTCCTTACCAGATATATTTAACATAATGCTAGGGTCTTTATAGGCACTATTTTTAATATCCGATAATAATCTATCTCTATTATCTTTATAAAAACTGTTAAATAACATAGATAAAGTATGTATATCTGCATTATTTCCACCTGTCATTAGACTATTAAGTCTATCATACTCCTCATTTGTAACAGCCGCTCCAGATATACTCTTAATATATAACACAAGAGAACGACCTATCTTACTTCTCATTAATAGGTTTTTATCTGCCTCATTCATCTCAGATAGTGAAATTTTATACTTATCCTTACCTATCTTCTCAGATGAGATATATTTCTTAACAGCTGATATAGTATTACTAACTGCATTCGCATCTATCTTACCACTATTAAGAAGTTTAACAGCTTGAGCCGAAGACTCAACTACATTAATTCTCTCATTAATCTTCTTTTTAGTTTCAGCTGGTATTTTCAGAGATGCAGGTATTTTCTTAGCATCTGCTATTATATGAGCCTTATCTTCTGTTGTTAGTGGTTTACCATCTATCAATTTCTTATAGATACCATCTACTCTCTCTATTTTAACCTTAGCTTTCTCGAATTCATCTGGAGTATTAGCTTCTTTCTTAGCCTTAGCTAAGGCTTTTTCTTTTGCAATCTTAGCTTCTTCTAGCTGTCTCTTTTTATCTAGCTCAAACTTCTCTTTCTTGAGTTTTATATCCTCTTCTATCTTAGCTCTTCTAGCTTTCTCAGTTTCAATCTTTTGAGCTTTAAGAGGGTCTGTAGTTTGAGCTGTTCCTCCTCCTGATTGTGCTTTTGCGTCTTGCTCTGCCCTATGTCTAGCATAATCATCTAAGGTTGCATTTGGATTATCAGCAAAGTAGGTATTCATATCCTTTAATCTCTGCCCTGTAATACTCTCAGAGTATAAGCTCTTTGCATAACTAGCTCTATTAGCTTGATTTTGTGCTTGTCTGTGTAAAGCTTCTGCCTCTATCTCTGCTTGAGTCTTGACATGACCTTTAAGAATATCTGACACATTATTAAATACAGTAGCCATATCTTGATATCTATACTCTGGAACATATTGTTTATAGTTAGTTTCCTTAACTAGAGATGGAGTATGTATTAAATCCACTGAGCCATCACTCTTTATACCCTTTGCAAACATAGAGTTAAAAGCTTGTCTCTTCTTAGGGTCAGATAATATAGCTTGTGGATCAACATATACACCATTCTTAGCTAATAAATCTTTATCGTGTTCTGGATCTAAGGTTGTAACTCTTTGAAAATTAAAACTTTTAGCTAATCTCTCTTTTAGTATTGGATTATTATCAACTACTTTTTGAGCATCATTAGGATTACCACTGGCTAAATGTTCCGTAAAAGAAGTCATACCAGAAGAGGCTAACTGGTCTGCTATCATTTGATTTTGTAAACTTAGATAGGATACATTTTGCTCTAATTTTAATCTTTGTGCCTCCATAGCTAATTGACCTCTCTCATTAGCCACATACTCTCCTGTAGCCTTATTTAGCTCAAACCCATTTACATAATTGCTTAATCTCTCAGCCCTCTCTCTTCTTATAGAGGCTAGATCTCTGTTTGCGTGTTCAATGCCCTCTGCAAAATCCTTAGCTCCCATTAGTAGCCTCCCTCATTTATATTACAATTGCCAGTAGCCGAGTTACACCCTGCCATAGGATTATATGCCTCTCCAGACATACCTCCATTTCCTGCATTAGGAGTAGTTACTCCAGTTCCTCCCAAAGGATTTTTATGTCTAATATAACTACCCATACCAAACGATAAATCCTTAATCCAATCTACCGTAGCTTGTCCATTATTAATAGCTAATTTACCCATATTATTGTAAGTATTTCCCATACTATTTATAGCACTATTAAGAGAACCTGCTATCATAGCATTTGAATTAGCTATTGCATTTCCTTGATTAATTCCTAAAGATAAGAATTGTGCTTGTTGTTGTCTTGCCCTATCATCTGCTGTAGCTTCTGACATTGCCTTAGCTAACTCTCCTCTATAGGTTAAGTTAGCTTCCGTAGAGGCTAATAAACCACTTCCATCTAATCCTCTTTGTGCAAACTCTGTTGCTACTTTATCTTTTGCTTTTTGTGTAGCTTCCTGTATTTTCTGCATCTCTATAGTAGATAAGTCAGAACCCTTTAAGTTTTTATAGTAATCTCCTAAGGACTCTTGCAGTGTTCCATAAATATTATACCACTGCTCATATCTTTTATTTCCTAACTCTAATTGATGTTTCTGTAACATCAGATTCTCTTTTTGCATAGCTAATTGTTGTTGTTGAAATAATTGTGCCTTAGCATTAGCATCTTTTTTAGCGTCTGCTTCAAACCAGCTACCTACTAATCCTATCCCAAGACCAATTAACGCATCATCTATACCAAACATAATTAACCTCCTATTACTTTACTGCTTTTTAAAGCATTTATTAAATCATTTATCTTACTTATAACATCATCTAGGGTTGCTGTAGTGTCTAATGTGTTAGGTAGCTCTATGGGATTACCTATTCTACTATTTAAATACGCTACATTAACTATATTTATACTATCAACAGGTTGAGGTAAGTTACTACCATCTCTAAATGTATATATATCCCTTAAACTGTTTATATCCTCTCTAAGACCCTCAAGAGATGTTGCAGTAGAAGAGGCTAAAGTATTATACTCTGAGCCAACACTATTAAGCTTACTATTAACATCTTTATCACTAGCAAAAGCATTGTCTCCTCTGTTACCAAATGCTATATCAAGCTTCTCAACTAATGTTGATAAGAACTGTCTTAACTGATGTTCATCAGTAACATTTTGAGGTATCTGTATAAATGTATCTCTATTCATCACTTACCATTCTGCCTATTATAAGGTAAAAAATCTATCTCGTGGACTTTACCCTTACCAATTACATCTATAATTATACCATAACCCTCTATAAAGCCTCTAGTGTTTAAATCTATATGCCTATCTAAATTATTAAGGTTCTTATCTGCTATCGTTGTAATAGTATCTTTTTTCTTAGTAAGTAGGTCTATTTTTATGTGTATATCATCTTCATATGCAATATAAACATCATTATACATTTTTAGCTCTGTAAACCTACCATTAGTTACTATACCACTTCTATATCTCATAGTTTTATAAGGAGTATCTTTAGGATATAGCTTATAAATAAAATCCTCTTTGCTATCAATAAACATATAATCCCTATGTTTACTACTTAACCAGCTAACATCTTGATTAACTTGCCTTATCATCTTATTATATCTATAATCTATTACCAATATCATTGGCTCATTTAGAGGTTCATAATATTCACTCTTAAATATATCATCAGTTTTTAAGGCTAAATGATACTGGTCATTAACTGCCTCTGCATTAACTATTATATCTGGAGTAATATCTAAGTCTCCTAATGGGTCTGTGGTAATATTACTTATACTACCTCCATTGGTAAAATATATACCATCATAGGATGTAAAAACTAGACCATTATTAAATGGCTTTATAGTGTTTCCATCTATACAACCCACTTCTTTACTAACTAAATACTTTGCAAATGTTGTAGGAGAGTTACCTACTATAATATATGTTTCATTCAGTGTAAATACTATTAAACCATTATTTATAGCTCCTATACCAGTTACATCAGTATCAAAGTCTATGTAATTATCTTTTAACCACATAGTGGGTTTACCCATTAAAGAGAAATATACTTTATCCTTAACTGCACCGACTAGGATTGTATTTGTAGCAGTTACATAATGGATACCTTTAGGTATAGATGATTCAGTTACTGATAATAACACATCATTACCAGCTATATCATCTAAATCATCGCTTTTAACAATATCATAATACTCTGAGTTGCCTCCATTTAAAGGTATCTCTATTGCTAATGTATAGTTTATAAGACCTTTAGCAAGTCTATATACTCTTACTCTATCTGCTGTTATATTTGGTATATTATTTACAGTAAATTTAACTTTAACTATAGAGTTATGTAATTCTATCTCATCCGTTTCAGTAGGAATACTCTCATACCCATACACAGAATTATAGTAAGTGTATCTATATTTTACCTTATAATTATCTGTTTCCTCTCCTATATCTTCTGTTGTATGTGTTACTGTTGGGGCTGGTAAATCCATATCTGCCCATCCTGTCTGATCAGGTCTAGTGAAAAAGGATTTATCAGGTTCAAATAAATAGGTTTTACCCTTATAATCTATTACACTACCCTCTTTAGTATGAGGTATAAAAGTGTCTAATAAATTAGAAAATGTAAACGCACCTCTTAAAGTGTTAATAGAATCACATATATAAGAGTTATCATATGAACCAGTAGCCTCATCAATAACATCTTCTACCTCTTTATCTATCGTTATTAAAGATGTTCTAACTGGAGGAGTTAAGTATTGTGTAGTCATAGAAGTATCTAAGGCGTCTTCTTTTATATATTCTGCCTGAGGATGAGGTAAAGTTTTTAACAGTTTCCATCCATCCCCATACCAAATAAATATAGTTATAGGGCGACTATAATAATGTTTTAAGCCAAAAAAGTGTGGTTTAAAACAGTTGCTATCTTCATCTTCCTCGTTTGTAATAAATGTGTAACTAGGTGCAACTATCCATTGACCATCTATGTTGGTTGCGTGTATAAATTTATGGCTAGTATGTGCCTCTATAGTATATTGCCCACCCTCACACATTTGGTCTGCCCTCATATCTATAACTTTTTGGTTATAGAATTGCTTATGAGTATCAAGTAAGTCAGCTAGATTTACCTCCTCTGTTACTTGAGTCGAAGTATTATCATCTGTAAACTCTCCATAATAATAACCATCGTCTAGGTGTAATGTATTTGTCTCTCCTACTTTTGTAAAAGTTCTAGTTATTTCAGCAGAGTCTCCATACATTGCATCTTTAGCTAGGAATATCTCTAAGGTTTTAAACCCTTTGTCATATAACTCTTTATTAATACCCATTTGCCCTATTGTAACTGTTGAAGTCTCATCTCTTACTACAACATTTAAATAACTAGAGAATTTAGTCTTATTACCTTTATCATCCTTAACTCTATAAATATAGAACCTCATCCTACCACCTGTAGGAATAGGGTCAGTATCTTTAATGTGTCCTTTTGATACTTCATTAGTCCCATTTAAATCTGTTTCTACAAAAGGTTTCCATTTAAGATGGTAAGCTATCCTTTCTTTTTCTACCCAACTTCTAGTATTCTCAGGTATAGTCTCTCCTACTATATGATTATCACTTTCACAGATATAATCATATGCTAGAATTGATAACGGAGTTCTAATAGGTATTAATGACCCTCTTTGATGGTCTATATCTATATATCTTCTACCATATAACATCTTTATATCTGCATCATAAGGTCTAAGAGCCAGTCCACCTGAGAAATCTTTTATATTCATAATTAATTACCTATCATAGTCTAATACTACTATTTTATCTGCGTTAGTTGTGTCCATAGATACGATATTGTTTAAACTTGTATCATATAAATTACTACAGCCCTTTCTATTTGCAAACAGCCCACACTTAATTATATTATCAAGCTTTTCTATACAAAGTATAATTATAGATACTGCACCATTTGCATCTTCAACATTAAATATCAAATTGTTTTTTACAATACTAATATTGTAGCTAGAGTATTCAACTCCACCATAATACACTGTTCCTGTAGTAATATTAGTAGTTCCATCATTCTCAAGCAATCCTATATGGAATGTTGTTCCATTACCTGCATCTACCACTGCTCGTTCAATAACAAGTTTAGCATAGTCTTTTATAACAATAGAAAACTTATCAGTAGAAAATCTATCAAGTATAATATTGTCATCTTGGTCTTTTATTCTATATTTATATGGATTAGCATCTCCATCAACAAACTCTCTTATTGCATAATTGTATCCACTAGCTGTTTGAACTATATCTATGTTTACTTTACCAATCGAACAACTTCCACTCTTAGCAACTGTTCCATCTAAATCAACTATTTCCCAGCTATTACCATCTGCCCCATAATTATATATAATATGTGTTGCACAAGCTCTTAGATATTTTATATCAGAACGATTTACTATCTTAGTTTCTGTATTAGCCGTTATATCCCAGATATATATACCATCTGCTTTTAGTAGTGCATATTTTGTAGCTGTTATTAAAACAGTATTATCTGCTGTTTTATCATATGTTGTAACCAACACTTCATTTCTTGGCTCTAAACAGAATAAAGATGGAGCTAGGTTTAGTTTATAATATTTAATATCTGAACCATAAGGTGCAATAAGGTAATTATCATTACTTATACTAATGCCAGTATTTACATATAGTGTTAAATCTGTTCTAACAACTCTAAATGAATTGTTAGAGTCTTTAACAATCAATATTAACTTATCATTGTTATTGCTTATAAATGCGAAAATACTCCTATCATATGACATACCAGCTCTTGTCTTATGATAATACAAGCCCTCATCAATTACGCCCTCAAATAGAATAGTGCTTGATAGTTCCGTATGATTTATTAAATCTATTTTTGCATTTATAATTTTTAATGTTTTTGTAGAGTAATCATAGTTTGCAACTACTATATCATCAACTATATTTCTATTCTTAAACATATTTGAATAACCACTAGTAATATTACTTAGAGTAATATCTGACACTAGAGGGTTATTTGCACTTGTATCAGTAAATTCATTTATTCTATATGTGTTATTACTTATTAACCCAGTTATATATTTACCACAAGTAGCAATCTCATAATTATACATACTACCTATAGTAGCCCCTGTATCTTCATATTTCCCATCTACATTTAAATTATATATTTTTCTATTATCATCAATAATTCTTTTATATCCATTATGTATTACCGATCTAATGTTTATATTATTATCATCAATATCTTTAAAACTATGAAGTAAGTTTCTGTCAAAGTCATATACCCCATCATTTTCAATAGTTTCAAGATTCTCTTTCATTCCATTTACTTCAAAAAATTCCCTGTTTCCAGCAGTTGCAGTTTTTACATACTCTAGCATACCTTTATTTATAGGGAATATTTCATATTGTGGGTCTATACACTTTATAGATGCATATCCATATGTTCTTTGCACAGGAGTTTTATCTATGGCTTGACTTATAAATTGTTGAACATCATTGATGGTAATAGTATTCCCATTTGTTACAGATATCTTTGTAAATTCATTTATAACAATCCCACAATCCTCAGGTAGGTCGGATAACACTAACTTATTACCGTTTGTCAATAACATCTTCCCATCAGTGCTAATGTCATCTGGTGTATCAGTTAATTCAACAAATGTAGATGCTCCACTTCCACCTCCACCAGTTGGAGCATCTGTAAGCTCTAAAGCATCACCAGTATCATTAACAACTAACATCTTACCCTCATTGCCAGTTAATGATGCAGGTGTATCATCTAATTCAGTAAAAGAAGATATTGTTTGTGCAGGGGCTGGTGTATCTGTAAACTCTAAACCATCTTCATTTGTATTAACAACAAGCATCTTACCTGTATTACCTATATAATTAGATGGTGTATCAGATAAAGCTTTAAATGTTGAGGCACCTCCAGAACCAGATAGAGTAGATAAGTCTATCCTAGTCTCATTTACTTTTTCATCTGTAAAAACTAGCTCATTTCCATCAAGTTCTAACTTTGTAACCGTTTCATATAGGTAGAATTTTGTATCATCAATATCATTCAATTTTACTGTAGCTATTCTATGACTTCTAATATTAGCCACATTTTTAACAAACTCCATATTTTTTAGTTCGCCGTTTACAACTAAGGACACTGCATCCTTACCTACAAGTAGAGTTCCATTGCTTGTTATTACAATTAGGTTATTATCACTAGTATCTAAATTTGCTTCTAATGGGTTATCAGTTGTTCCATCTCCTTTAATTGTAGAGCCTGTTATAATTCCTACACCTGTAGGAGTATATTCCTCAAACTCTGTGCTACTATCAGGTGGTGTAATATCTGTAACAATATCAACTTTTGCTCTATATATTTTACCATTGTAAATACAAAAAGGCTTATGTCCTATGCTTAACCCATATATACCTGAAACAGCTCTCCATACATACACACCATCTCCAGATATCTGGCTCTGATCTATCTTTTTAGTTACTTCTCTTCCCTCTGCTTCTGTATCTAGTATTGCCATATTATCTCCTTACTTTTATGCTTCTATTGGTGGAGGTGGAGTCTCTCCTCCATCTTCACTCTCGCCATACTCTATCTCTATATACATAATTTTATTATATGAAGCGTTTAACTCATCTATATTCACTGTCTCTCTAAATGTCCAATTCATATCTCCAGTAATAGTATAGCTTCCCTTATATACAACACCATTAAATCCTGCACCAACAACTTTTTTTATATTATCTATAGTATTTATATCTGCTAATACTGAGTTATTCCCATATAATTGATAATGCTTATCTGATACTTTTACAAGAGAATAATCTGTTATACCAGATAAGTTTTTATCATTTAGATTTACAACTAATGTATCTGTTGATACTCCAGAAGATACACTCTTATTACAACAATTATCTATATAATCCCTAATGGATACATAACCATCCTCCCCTAAGGATTTCTCTGCTGGTAGTGTATCTATGTTTAAGTAATTCAATTCAATTGACTTACCTCCTCTATCAACTGTTACTGTCTTCTTACCATCGAATGGGTTCTTAAAACCTTTAACAAGTAAGTCTTGTAATCCTCCCAATACTCTAGTTAATTTCATATTATATCCTCTTTAAATATGGCTTTTAATATAAAAGCAAGATATGCACCCATTAAGTTCTGATATTCCTGTTCTTCTGTAATATACATACTCTGATGTGAAGCAAAAAAAGGCTCTGCTAGAATATTCAAGCTTTTACCTTTCCTAAGAAATGAGTTACCTCTCCCATTAGAACCTACAGCCTTTACTCCTCTATCCACATTATTTAATAATGTATTAAACTCATCATTTAACATAGTTGCTAATCTCTTAGCTTTAGGTTGATACTTGCTATATAATACCTCGTGTCCGTCTATGTTTTTATTACTAGAAGCATTAAAATGAAACGATAATGCTATATCTGCTCCCCAATTATCAATCTCATTATGCAACTCAGACATAAGATGTGTATATGAGATATGCTTATTTGGTCTAAAGAATATTTTAACATAATCCTTTATAGGTGTAGGTTCTAGTATCTTTATTATATCATTTACTAATAAAGTATTAAAGTCATATTCACTTATACCCTTATCTCCAACTGCACCCTTAGATAACTTATTATGTCCAACTACTAATGCTATCTTATTCATAACCATTTACCTTATTTATTTTCCTGTTTATACTCTCATAGCTAATTGTATTTCTTTTATATATATCGCAGTTTTTAAGTAGTAATAAAAGTTTATATTTATCTACTATTGCTTTTCTACCTAATACCTTAACATCCAGATTTACTCTTTTATCTGGAGGCTTAAAAATAGGTAGTCTAGGAACTTTCCTATTTATAACAATTTTATCTGGTTGTTTAGGAGAACACCCACTAAAAATAAATAGAGTAGCCATTAGATACATTAACATCTTTAAAAATATCTTCATAATTCAACCTTTTTTCTAATTCTTCTTTTATAATCTTATCTTGTATTAAGTTACTTTTCTCTACTTGTAACTCTGCAATCTTATTATCTCTACTCTTTAATACAGACTTTAATGTCTTTATCTCTGACTCAAGCTTATAAATCTCAATTTTACAGTAACCTATGCCCAATATAAGCACAACTAAAGGAATTATATATTTAATCACATTAACAACCTTAAAAATATATTTAAAGCGACAACGGCTAAAAGAGCACATATCCACGACCTAATTAGTTTTTTCTTTTGTATAATCATTTTTATCCACCCCTATAAAAAATAAGATTTTATCAGTTATAACATCAGGCAAAATAGTAAGTAATGCACTAAATATTTGAACTGATACCACCGAGCTAAATACATAAAGCGATCCCATTACTTCAACATTCTTAATATTAAAGTATGTAATAATAGGAGTTATAATATATATAGCTACAATTAAACTAGAGATAATAACAAATAAAGTAAACTTTATTCTATTCTTAGCATCCCCTACTCCAATAACAAACTGTATTACAGTCCCAATAAATAAGCTTATTATATCATAATAAGATTTCCCTTTTGCTATTATATCCGTTATCACTATCTACCCCTCTTATAACCTGTTATATCGTAATAGCTAGTAGAAAAGTTCTCTCTTCGTTTCCTAGCCATCTTATTCTTTAATCTCTCATAAAGTTGTAGGTTAGAATTACCTAGAGACCTACTAACCGACTCTTTATCCTGCAATAATAAATGTGCTGTTACATAATATGTAAGTGCTGTTACTACATTAGTATCTATATTAATAGCCTCTTCAATAGTAGGGACATAAGCATAATATATAGATAAACCCTTATCTAGCTCTATAATATTACCTATACCATAATTACTATTCTGGTTATCATCTATAATACCTTTTGTCTTATCATCTGTATCTAATTGCTCAATTGCCTTACAATTAAAGTCACTTTCTGTTGGATTATCAATTAATAAAAGTCCATAATCCCCTGTCTCAAGCTTCTCTACTTTATACTTATCATCAGGTATTGGATATATCCTTGCCTTATCTATCTCCCCATAATACATATATAAAGCTTCTGGTTTACCTACTTTACATTCCCAGCAAGAATCAATACAATGTCCTCCTTTATCATAAGTAAATGGTATAGGACACCCATTATAAAAAGCCTTATATCCATATATAAAGTCGTCAGGTAAAGGCACATAACCATTAATATCTATGTCAAGAGGCATAGTATTTCTTTTTCTAAAGTATTTAGTATCAGATAACTCTCTAAGTCCTAATTTGAGTAATCGTTGTATTGACTCATCTGTATATCTATCTGCATAAGGGTCGTGTAGAGTATCCCTTATACCACTTACTAAGTCCTCTACACTATTTTTCATTACTTAAACTCTTTAACTGCTGTTCTACCACCTGTAGTAACTTCCTGATCTACATACTCTACTAAGAAAAATGACTTCCCTCCATTAGGCACTGAATCTAGCTCAGCATACGCAACGCTTGACTCAGTAGTTAGTTTGTTTACATTTGTTACCTCAGGATTAGAACTTGCTACAGCTTCAAACTGTCCTGCTTCATCTTTAAGAACTGCCGCTCCATCTGCATCTCCACCTATGCAATATGCTATTGTTCTTAATATAATAACATTCTTAGGTAGTGTAAATAATGCAATCTTATCTCCCTCTGCATATTCTTTCTCTGTATAATCAATTTCCCCTCCAACTATATAAGGTCTTCTGAGAAATGAATTTTTATAATAATTTTGTAAATCTATTTTTGCCATTGTTATACTCCTTATAACTCAATATCTACTGGAATTACACCAAAATCTACGCCATCTACTTTAGCCGTATAACCTTTACCCATCTCTTGCTTTAGCTTAGTCTTCTTCCACATAGCCCAGAACTCTAGCATAGAACCAGATGTCTTCTTATAATCTGACCACTCAACTACATAATTAGGCATCATACCCCAAGCTACTTGTAATGCTCCTGAACCTAATAACAATGTTCTAGCATATACTTTTACCTCTGCATTACCACCCTCTTTCTCTGCTAATAACTCATCAAATTTAGGTTGTCCCTCCCAAGCTATAACAGTTCCTTTTGTAGCATAGTTTCTAAGTCCAGAATATTGTATCTCAGTATCTCCAATATCGAACTCTCCATCAGGAGTATAACCAAAGAATACTGGAGCTTCTACAATTAGTAATCCATTTATCTTAGCTAATGCACCTGTGAATATCTTATTTGAGACACCTCTAACATCTCCATTAATTAGCATATCTCTATACTCAGGGAGTTTTTTCATTTTAGTAGCTATATCTTCATTAATTAACCAAAAATATCCTGTTCCTGCACTTGTAGCATCTGCTCTCTCTAATGGGATTCTCTTCTTAGCTTTAGCATTACTAACTGCACCATTAGCCAAAGGTTTAACTAAGCCTGTTCCTTTTTTAGCCGCACTTACTAAATCCAGAATTGAATTATAATCTAATGTTTGCATATTAAATATATGTGTAGGTGCCTCAAATATACCTTGTGCTGTATCAAATAAGGCTTGATCTTTATGTCTATAGAATAAATCTCTTAACCCATCTATACTGTCCATATGTTGTGTAAGTGATAAATCATCAATATCACAACCTTTAAACTTGCTCTCATTATCTACATATAGAGAAAATTCATCGATAACAATCTTATCGCTGAACTTTCTTTTAATTTCTTTGTTTGCATCATCATATTTTTGCCCACGATACATCTTACCTGTTAGTTTACCACTGTAATCAAATGTAATCGTGTGTCCTGATCCACAAGTTAAATCCATCTTATTATACACAACTGATGTGTGCTTATTACTTGTATAAGGTAACCAGAACTGTCTATGTGCTTCACTTAACAAATTCTCCTTAACCCACTGCTCTCTGCTCAAATCACTATTGTATGGAATAGCCATAATTATCTCCTATTTATTTACCATATAAAATCTTCATTACTTTTACTAGGAGCTGTTTTACCTGCTCCACCTGATGCTCCTACTGCCCCTAAAGATGGTTGTTCAGTTACTGTAGGATTACTGACTTGAACATTACCATAAATAAACTTTCTAGCTTTTTCTATGACTTCATCAAAAGTAATACTACCATTGTCCATTTGCTCTATTAAGCTAACTGGGACTTCTCTTCTTAACTGCTCTTCCGTTATAGGATAGTCAGGATTACTCTTATTATACATATTTAGCAATGACTCTCTTTGCTCTTTGGTAAATTCATTTATAGCTTTTTTTGATGCCTCTTCAAGAGTTCTTTGAAGCGTCTCTGACGCCTCCCTTTGATACTCTTCTTTATAATTCTGTAATTTCTCAATATAACTATCAGGATCAAATTGCTTTAAATAGTCTAACTCTTCTTTAACCTCGTCAGGTAAGCTAATGAGTTTATCTTTTACCATATTCTCAAGAGTCGTTTTCTCTGCCTCTAATTTTTTAAGCTCTTGTCTAGTTTTTGTAAAACTAGACTGAGTATCCCTATATCTCTTAGCGTTAGTTACAGCTAATTTCATCTCATCAGATATATCACTATCTAATTTTGAGAAGTCTAACTTGCCATCTTCTGTAACAACCTTACTTAATATCTCTGTTACTTTAGTCTCTAAGGAATTATCATTCGATTGAGTTCCCATTTTTAATCCTTTTTTACAAATTATACTTAAACCAAGCTTAAACAACAGTGTAAGATGATTTCTTTTTACGATAAATTCTCCTATTCTTAGTTCTCTTTGCCCTTGAACGCTCATTTATAGATGCTGTTGCCCTAGTTGAATGAGCTATTTTCTTATACCCTAATCCTTGTGCCATATACCTCAACGATGCAATATAGTTGGAGTATATATTATGAACATCCTCATCAAGATATACTCCTACAGCCTTATCATACTTCTTTCTATATAATTGTATAGAGTCTAATGTCATCTTACAGCTCTCGTCAATATATAATGTATCTACAAATAATCTAACTGCTGATATAGAGTCCTTAAACTTCATCTTAGCTAGCACAACTATATTACTTAGCCCCATCTTCCTAGCTAGTTGTAACCTACTAAGCCCTGAGCTAAGCTCTCTAACATTCATATCGTGAGGCATAAATATCTTACTATAATTATAACCATACTTATCTTTTAGCATAAATAATACATTTATATAGTGCTGGAACCCCTCTCCTGTATTATGATACTCATTTATAAGCCTAGTCTTACCCTCTACAATCTGAGTAAATAGCATAACCATCTCATCATTTATACCTAAATCAAAAGATACATAAACAGGATAGTCCCTCATAAACTTATATTTACCTATTCTATGCTCTTTAACAAGCTTCTTATACTGTTTTAATAGGTATGTTCCCTCTACACTCTGCTTAAAAGCCATCTCAGGTGTAGCTGGATACTCCTTATTAAAGTCCTCTCCTAATTCATCTAATTTAGGAGTAAGCCATCTAAGTTGTGGGAGAGTTAGAGTTATATTATACTCTTTTTTAAGCATATCTGCATACTCATAAGCCTCATCAGATACATCAAGCTCAAAGTCCAGTGAACAGTCAGGGTCATCAACCCAACTAAGGAATATAGGATAAAAGTCAAGTGGAGAGAAATTCTTACCCGACTTGAGCTTCCTCTCAGCACTGTTCCACATCTCAAAAAACATACCAGAGGGCATCTCTGCTGTGGATTCAACAGATATATAACTATTAGTAGATATAGCTTGAAATGCACCAGTTTTAATCTCATCAGCCCTTGTAGGATTCATCAAGGCTATTTTAGCCAACTCAGATACATGGAGTAATTGGATTGTATCTCCCCTAAAGTTTCCTATCTTTAATATAGATCCGTTAGAGAATAAGATACCTTTCTGGTTATTAGCTATAATAGATATATTGAGCAATGCTTTTAAGTCTTCATCCATCTCAGTAAACATTAAAACAGCCCTCATCTTGAGTTTATTAGACTCATCTAATCCATAAGACTGTATCCCTGCACTAATACCTGCCTGAAATATACACTTATCCATACTCCTAGCAACATAATAAGTAGATATACCCTGTTGCCTAGATTTTAAGATTACAACCCTATTATGTTTAACTGAGTGAACTATCTCTTGTGCCTTATTAAACCTTAATATAGTTAATCTTGAGTCTTTATCTCTAATATGATACAGATTATTAAGCCTCCAGTATATATTGGATAGTTTCTTCTTAATAAACTTCCTCTGTTTCTTATTTAAAGATTTTAGGTATTTATCATACTCCTTAGTTAGTTTGTTTCTATAGGATATATCCTCTTCCGTTTCAGGGACTATGTCGAAACTATTTTTTTGCATCTAATACACCTAGGTTACTTGGTATAATTGGTTTGATATTACCTGTATCTGTTTCATACTTATTTATTAGAGTATTAATGATATCTATAGCTTCCCTACCATCCTTTGCTCCTTTAAGGGATTCTTCTATTTTTAGTGCCATATCCGATATATCTTTTAACTCTCTAATAGTTAAAACATCCTCAGTTAATCTCTTCTCTAATTCCTTTAATACTGTTTTCTTTATCCGATTAATTTTTTTCATAGTAAAATTATACCATAACTTTACTGTAAGATGTTGTCAAGTGTTTATTAAGTATTGGTTAATAACTTATTAAAAATATTGGTGTAGGTGTATTTATTAAGTGTTAGTTAATAACCTATTAAAATTCTGAAAAATTTTTTTTTGGGTGTATTTATTAAGTGTTAGTTAATAACCTATTAAAATTCTGAAAAATTTTTTTGGAGGTGCTATCAGGAATTATAGAAGAGTTTTTTTGAGAACCCCCTCCCTATTATACGACGGTCAAGCTTGGTAGGTTCGTGGGCTTGGAGAATACCCTATACACTCGCAGAACACGCCTACCCCTATAATAAGCCTATATAATACATTTAAGAGAGCTTGGAGAGAAACAAGCTTTTATGTCTTTTTAAACACTATTTTAAAGCCTAAATTTTTAAACCTCGTATTATGGGGTGGTTAACATAATATATATTATTTAAAAATGTAGCTAAAACAACGGTTTTATGGTAGTATTTTAATTTGGTAATCTAAAAATACACGCTTTTTACATACACTACCAGATACCTAAATAGTGCTTTTGAAGTGGATTATCTAATGTAGCAGTCTAATATCTTTAATCTATCAATTTAATTTATAATGCAAAAATGTATGCATTTCTATACATTCAAAGTAAGAAAATGAGACCTTTTAAAAAAATAAAAAAATATAATGAAATTACCCATTTGCATACATTTTTGCATACATTGTAAATACTTCGCTTTTACGGTAGCATAAAATCAAAAATGTTTCAATTTGTATGCAATAAGCAAAACTTATGTAAACATTCTATGCAATTAGTAAACCATTACTTAACAAATCCAAATCTCATACATTAGTGTCAAGATGACATAAAAATCAATTTTCAAAATGTATGCAAAAAGAGCCCTTTTTTCTCAAAATGTATGCAATTAGACCTAAAATGTTACACTTGTCAAAAAAGTGGCACTCTAACTTTATTCTAGTAACCTATACTTAACATTTAACCTCTCAGCTAACAATTCAAAAATAAAAAAATGCCAAAATGTATGCAATTGAGAAAAAAATTTTTTATGTCTTTTTTATGTCATCAAAATCCTAGCTGAGACACCATTTATAAACCTTTACTTAACCAAAATAATGTCATTTTACTGTCAAGTCCAAAAATGTATGCAAAACTACTACATAAAAAAAATTTATAACTCATTTCTCTCTCAATTTCTCTAATTAATGTTATTTTAATGTCAAAAATCCCTCTCTAACCTTAAAGTAATCTTAAAGAAAAACCACTCCCTTAACCACGACTTAATTAAACGGTTCTCCTAACCTTAAAGTTAGCTGAATGTATGCAATTGGTCAAAAATTGTATGATATAAGTATTGCTTATATTTGATTTTAGCTACTTTCACACTTTTTTTTCACTTTTTTATTTACCATAGCTTAACAATCACTTATTAATATGAAGTTGAGTCAAACCTACTAAACTTCACTTACTCCCTCACCACTCCAATATTTAGATTAACCATAAGTAAATATGTCATAGATTATGTTACATCTCACACGAATAAGGCTAATATCTATCTATCTATCTATCTATCTATCTATCTATCTATCTATCTATCTATCTATCTATCTATCTATCTATCTATCTATCTGTAGGTTAGTTATATCTGTAGGTTAGTTATATCTGTAGGTTAGTTATATCTGTAGGTTAGTTATATCTGTAGGTTAGTTATTTGGCTAATAGATTTATATTAGCCAAATATGAATAATACAATAAAAATCCATCCTAAAATTGGATTAATTGCAAATAAGACGGTTAATATTCCTAAATAAAACGCTGAATAGAATATCAAGTCTATTATCTTTATAAATTTTTTCATAATAATATCCTTAATCTATTAATTCATTTATCGCATCAACCAAAGCAATCTTAGGTGCTTTACTTAATGTGGTAAGCCATCCATCTTTTAGGAACTCATTTATCTCATCTAATTCAACATTATCCTTTAGGAAATCTCTTAACTCTTTATTTGTTAAGCTCTCCATCTTCTCTAATCTGTAGAAGTTGCTACCGTCGTGATGATGTCCTACAAATTCTATTCTATTCTCATATACTTCTATTTCCATAGAGTCAAAATCTGCTTTAAGATTTAGAAACTCTTCAAATCCTGCTACTTTTTGTGGTTCTAACTCACGGTTACCACACCATAGACCAGCATTACCTGTTAATAATAAGTCATTACTAAAATTTTCTTTTAGTGTATCTAATTCATCGTCCCACTCTTCATAACTGTAGTTATTGCTATCTAGTGTATATAGTAATTTACTCATAATCTTATCCTTTAATTTTAATCTTAATAGTTCCCTGCTTGTAATAGCAGGGAATACCTTAACTATTGCCCTTAACTCGTCTATAGTCATATTATTCCCTTATTAGTTTTCTTATTTCTTCTATAGACAATTTTTTAATGTCTTCTACCTCTAAATCGTCAATACTGTGATTTAAGAAACTGTCTAAGTAGTTAGCATAAATAGGTATGTCTAACTCCTCTAACTCTTCTAGTAATTCGTTTATATCATCTTTTAACTCTTCTAGCTCTTCTAGCTCTTCCTCTAGCTCTTCCTCTAGCTCTTCCTCTAGCTCTTTTTCTGCCTCTTCCTCTAACTCCTCTAATCTCTCTTTTACTGCCTCTAGCTCCTCCTCTAGCTCTTCCTCTAGCTCCTCTAACCTCTCTTTTACTGCCTCTTTTTTTATGTCTCTTATAGTCTCGAATATTGCGACTATAAAATCGTTTATATCTCTATTATATGTTTGTGTTTCATCATCGTAAACATCATCTACAATATCATTAAAACTTAATTCATACTCTTCAAGAGTATCAAATACAAATTTAATATCTAAACTTCCTGCACCATAAAAAAAACCTCTTAAAAAATCCACACTCATAGTCATCTTTGACTCCTTTTTATTATTTATATAGTGTAATTATACTATAATAACCTTAAAGTAAACTTAAATATCAATAGAGATAGAGATATTTAATTTATCTCTATTAGATAATTATTTGTATATTTATGTGCTTCTGCTACCTCATTCTCTACTTGCATAATAAAATCCCTTAATGTCTCTAGTTTGTTCTTAATACTTTTAATACTCGAGCTAGGGTCAATTTGTGAAATTCCTAGCTTATACTCTTTAGTTACACCAGATTTATATTTTATATCTATATATACTTTTCCATAGTATATATAGATTTTATAAGTTACACTTTTATTTTTATCTATAGAATTATCTATTATTTTTACAATATCATTTTCTATAAATTTACCATTGACTCTAATTTTAATATTACTTTGGCTAATTATACTCTTATCTTTATTACTCACTTGAGTTACCTCTACGCTTAATTTTTTCATCTGTGACTCCTTTTATTATTTAATATAGTGTAATTATACTATAATAACCTTAAAGTAAACTTAAATATCAATAGAGATATAACCTACCAGATAGATATAACCTACCAGATAGATATAACCTACCAGATAGATATAACCTACCAGATAGATAATAGATAATAGATAATAGATAATAGATAATAGATAATAGATAATAGATAATAGATAATAGATATAACTAACCTATTTATATAATGCTACATAGATATAACCTACCAGATATAACTAACCTATTTATATAATGCTACATAGATATAACCTACCAGATATAACTAACCTATTTATATAATGCTACATAGATATAACCTACCAGATAGATATAACTAACCTATTTATATAATGCTACATAGATATAACCTACCAGATAGATAGATAGATAGATAATAGATAATAGATAATAGATAATAGATAATAGATAATAGATAATAGATAATAGATAGATAGATAATAGATAGATAGATAATAGATAGATAGATAATAGATAGATAGATAGATAATAGATAATAGATAGATACCAAGTAAGCTTATTAACAAATTAGTGACCATATTTATATAATGCTACATAGGACTACGAAGTTTTGCTACATAGGACTACGAAGTTTTGCTACATAGGACTACGAAGTTTTGCTACATAGGACTACGAAGTTTTCGTTTAAGCCTTATTTAATATTATATGGGTATAATTCTACTAAAAAGGACTTATATGGATGCTAGAGAGTTTAATAAGGTTACGAATTTACCAGTGTATCTTTTTTTAAAATGGGATAGACTTGGAATGCGTAAAAATTTAATAGAGACTGCAAAAAGGGTTTCTTTTAAAGATGCACAAAGGATAGACTTCGATATAATGCCAGATGCTAGAAGAAAATTTGTAGAGCAACTAGGTATTCCCATTAGAACTCAAGACGAGTGGATAAAGAAAGATAGAGATGATTATAGGTATAGACTAATTATCTTTTTAAAATGGGCAATAGTAAAGGGGATTGTAGATGACCTTATTGAAGTATAACCAAGAGATTAGTAGAAATAAAAAAGGTAAAAAAGTTTATGATGGGAAAGAAGTTCCTAAGTTACCAGAGGATTGGCAGAATAAGAAGTCGGAGCTAACTGTAGATGATGTTATAAAGGGAGATATTAATTATTTAATACGACCTGATGGAGACATTGTTGTTATAGATGTTGATACAAAAAGACATACCAAAGAGCTTATGAAGTTAGTAGGTAAAAAGGACTATATAGTTAAAAGTGATAATGGCACAGCACATTTTTATTATAAAGTCCCTAAGAAATTTTTTACCAAAAATAGAACTAGGTTAGCAAATGCAATTGATATATTAATAGGTAAGTCTTTAGTTTTTACTCCTAATAAATATAATACCACTAAAAGTATTAAACAAGGTTCTTTAGACAAGATAACTAAAATGCCTAAAAAGGTGTTAAGATACCTAGAGAGTAAGGTAGATAAAAGTGCTATTGAACCAGCAATAAAAGACTCTACTAATATATTACACTATATGCTAAAGGATGAGCTAGAGGAGAAAATGGAGTTATTTGAAACTACTAAAGATTTTAAATACTTATATAATATATTCTCTATATTGACTCCAGCAAAGTATAGACAATATACAGAACCTGAACTACACCCTAATAAGATACCAGATGGCTTAGGCATAGCTTATTTACAAGCCATTAGTGCTAAATTGGCTGGAGACATTAGTGTTTCTCCTGAACTACATAAAAGATTTATTAGCTTAATAGCTAGGGAGTTGTGGGACGACCCTTTAAGTAAATCTAGGTTGAAAGCATTTTTATCTAATTTAACTACACAGAGATATCCAGATGGTAGTCCTGTATTTGTTTATGATAAGAATGCAACTAAAAATGTTATACTTATTAGTGAGAATAAATCGCCTTTGTATCCTTTATATAGAACATTAGAAGATACATATATAGTTATTAGAGAGGAGAAAGTTGTCGTTATTCCCTCTTTTACAGCTTTAAAAAGATTTATAATGTCTCAGAATGTTAAGGCAGTTTTTAACGGTAAACAACTTAGGGATTTTAAAAATGATAATTTAAATTCTGTTAGAACTATACAAGTAATAGAAGATAAAACTATGCCTGTAGGTCTTGGTTTAAAAGAGTTTAGTTATGTGTATAATATAATAAATCACCCACCTGAATTAGAAATGCTTCTTTTTTCTAAGCCTAAGATAGATAAAAAAAGAGTTAGTGTTGCTTCGGCGTATAACTCTTACAAAGGTAAAAAGGAGAAGATGCTTGAGATTAAATGGGACGATATGCCTACTATCAGGGATTTGCTGTATAATATAACATATGACCACGCCGAGGAACAACAATTAATTATATCCAAATTACTATTATTCTTATCTAAAAAATTAACCACTTTGGACTACTCTCCTATAGTGATACAGTTAATTGGTTCTTATGGAACAGGTAAATCCATTTTTACAGAGCTTCTTAACTATATGACAGATAGTGTGAAAGAGGTAGTATTTGAGTCTAATTTTAATGCTGAATATAAGAACTCTTTATTCCTGTATGAAGATGAGGGAACTATGTCACCTAAAATTATAAATAGGATAAAACAACTAAGTGGTAATAGCGTTATGAGGGTTGAGGCAAAGGGAGTTAATGCTACATATGAGCGTAACTTATCTACTATAATTGTCAATTCTAATAAGTATAAGACTATGGCACAGAATATGTTTGATAGGAGATTTGTATCTTTATGCTCTTTTAATGCTCCTAGACTGGAGATAGCTAATATAGATGAAAGGCTTAGAGAAGAAGCTATGTCTTTTGCAGAGTTATTATTAGAGATATCTAATATGAAGAATAACGATATAAAACATTTAAGCAGTAAGTTATACTTTGATGCTGTTTACTGGAATGACTCCACTATATCTAATTTATTTAAAGATAAGGTAGCTAGTAGAATGGATGAAGAACCAGAAGCAACTCTAGCCTATGTAATAACATCATTTAATGATATGGATAATGATACAGCAATGACTCTATTAGAGAGAGCATTAGGGTATGGGTTTAGCTTTATTATAACTAAAGGTGGAGAGGCACGAGTTCCTTATGTTAGTAGAGGTAGTTTAACTTATAAAGGGAGAGAGCTTACAAACCACGCTTTATCAACATCTAACTTAATTAAGTATGGTGTGGCTACGGTTAGGAGCTCCTTAGAGAGAGGGAACATATGTCAATTTGTTAAACTACCTAATGAGCTTGTCTGTAAGCTACAGGATAGGTTATTGTTAAGAACAAGATGTCTCAGAGGAATGAGTAATATTGAATGTGTTAAAGATTTATTAGGAGATAAGAAATGAAAACATTTGAAGAGATAACGGATGAATTAATTGATAAGACAAGAAATATGAGAGTAAAAGAGGTAATAGACTATTTGTTGAAAAACAAAAAGGATATTATGGATACTGAATATGTAAATAATTGCACCATACGGAAAAATATATTTATTGGGAGTGGTAAAATTATACTTGAATATGCCAAAGATAAACTAAATATTGAAATCAAATCAAATAATAGTGAGATTAATGGACGATATGAGAATGTAGGTATCTACAGTATATTATCTGGATTTGATGTAGGGAATAAAAGAATAAAATTTGAAGACGGAGAGTTTTATGAGTTTAAGAGATATACTAAAAGAGAAGTTTCACAAATTAATATAAGGGAGTTTATGGTCATAATTAACGAAATAATTATGAGAAGAGGAATAGGTAAGATGATAACTTGTGAAATGCTGAAGTTATATAGTGAAGATAAAATAAGTTTTAAAGATTTATTAGGAGATAACCAATGTTAAAGAGGAGAAGACACACTTGTATCATATGTGGTAAAAAAAGATATGAGTATAAGATGAAACCTATCTTATCTAGTAGTTGGGTATGTTGCACTAAACAACTTAGGTGTTGTGATGATGAAGAAATAAAGATAGCAACTAAAATATTAAAAAACTTAGAGCAGTTAAAGAAATTAAAGAAAATAAAGCTTATCCATATAATAGGCAAATAAAGTAAATAAATGTCCGTTCAGGAGAGACAATTTTAATAGAGGAGTTATAAAAATGGAAAGTAAGTTCATAGATGTAGATGGTTTTATACAAAGCCTGAGTGAAGAGGATAAGGTTGAGGTTCCTGTTAAAGATTATGCAAGATTGGTTAGAGATAGCATTATATTAAGTGTTTAAGTTTACTTTAAGTTAATATATTGTATAATTCAACTAACAAACAATTTGTTATGTTATTTAACTTATCAATGTTAAAAAATCTAGGCTATCTAATTAAGTATTATTTTAATATTTAATTGGGTAGCCCAACCCAACAAAAATTAACAAAGGAGTAACATATGGGTATAAAAACGAAAACACCAAAGCTAACATTAAACTACGCTAATATTAAAGGCGAGGGCTTAGAGAAGCAAGACGGGGAGGGAAGAGAATTTAAAGTAACTTGTCTTGTTGAGAAAGGGTCTAAAGAAGATAAGGAAATGCAAAAAGAGCTTAAAAGGCTCTCCAAAGAGTTCGATATAGATTTAGAGGATATGGATAGCCTCTTCTATAAAGAGTATGTTATCCCTGATCCAGATAGTAAGAGAAACACAGCTAAGAAGATTAAGGACTGGAAAGAAACGGATTATATGATGTTTGTAGCTAAGACAAGAACTGAATATGCGAATGGTAATCGTAAGCAAGTTAAAGTGTATGATGCAAAAGGATTAGACCTTACACAAGATTATGAAGAGAGTGAAAAGTATCTTGCTAAGGGCTCTAGGGTTATTGTCTATTACACAGCTGACCATTATGAGGTAAAAGGTAATGAGGGATTAACTGCATATCTTGACAAGGTGCAAATTATTAAGCCTGTATGGGGTGGAGATGAGCCTGTTGAAGCTGTAGATGATGATGAAGCAGAAGATGTAGATTTTAATAGCAATTTACCAAAAGAAGAGAAAAAGAAGAAAAAGAAGAAAAAGAAGAAAGGGGAGTAATCCCTTTTTATTGCTTATATGGTTAAGGAGTAGTTAATGAACATATTAGGAGATGTAGGTTTACCTTATACAATTACAGATAGCATACAGGATATGGCAGATAAACTGGATATGTGTAAGCCTAAGAAGATTAGGAAGATTATAAAAAACTTTAAACCTAAAAAGATAAATAGCTACAGGATTATATATGCTGTATGCTCAACTAAATACTACTCAGATGTAGTAAAGGGTAAGATAAAGAGAAAACATATAGCTGAGTTCCCTGTAGAGTTAGGAGACCTAAGAAGAATTATAAATAGTAATTTAGAACTATTAACCGATAAGGAGGTAGAAAAACTAAATAAAAAATTAGCTAAATTTGACTGGAAAGCTGAGTTGTTATGGAGTTAATAAATAAATGGAGGTTAAGAAATTGTATGAAGTAGTAAAGAAAATTCCTAAGTTTAAGAAGAAATATCCTGTTGTAATAGATTTAGAGAGTGAGGGATTATATGTTAATGTTGTTACTGTTCAGATGTATCAACCTCAATATAGTGAAAAAGTTCAAATTATGATTATTGAGGATGATAAACAATTAGAACAATTCCAAAAGTTGAATGACTATGAGCTAATAGCTCATAGAGGTATCTTTGATTATGCCTTTTTAAGACTTAAGCCTAAGGTTGCACACGATACAAAATTTCTAGTAAGGATTGCATATCCACAGTGGAATAATTTATCTCTTAGAGGGATTAAACCTTATAGTCTTGAACACGCAACAGATAAACTGATAGGTAAAAACGAATATAAAAAATATGGTATTGATAAAAATACTATAAGGAGTAAGTTTAAGAGAGGGCAAGAGCTCACAGTAGAAGAGCTAACTTATGGTGCCTTAGACTGTATCCATACATATAAGATATGGAAACAATTATCTGATTACCACAAAGAGCCTGTATATAAGCTTAATTGTAAGGTATTAAAAACTAATGTTCAAATACCTTACAATTATCTATACGCACATAAAAAGAGTGTAAATAAAGAGCTAGAGAATTTAGTAGCTGATATAGAGAATAACAAAAAAATATTAAATGGAGTCAATCCAAATAGTTGGCAACAAGTATTAAAAGCCTTAGGTAAACCTACAGGTAGGTATAAGACTGTTAGAGTTCAAGCAACAGTAGATAAGGTTAAACAGTGGGTAGATAAGGAATACCTTATTTATAAATATAAAAAGTATGAGTTTATTAAGTCTGATAAGCCTGTATTATTAGATTTAATTGCTATGGATAATCCAATAGCTAAGGCTGTATTTGACCAAAGGAGATTACTTAAAGCTAAGACAACATTAGAGACTTATAATACTAAGCCTGTAGATAAGGATTTTACTGAGTGCATTAGCTTTATTGACCCTATGGGAGCTTATACAGGTAGAATGTCGGCAAGTGGTGGAGATTTAGAGAATGGTATTAACTGCCAACAGATACCTCGTAAGTATCAATATCTATTCACTTTTAATAGAAATGATACTACAGTTGTTCACGCTGACTATTCTACAGCTGAGCTTAGAGCTGGTGCGTCTATTATGGAAGTGCCTAAAATGGCTCAATTACTTAGAGAGGGAGTAGATTTACATAACTACATAGCTTCACAGGTTAAAGGTGTCCCAATAGACCAAGTAACTAAAGATGATAGAAGTTTTGGTAAAGTCCTTAATTTTGGATTGCTATTCGGGATGGGAGTAGATACATTTAGGGAGTATGCTTTTATAGGATATGGAGTTAGTTTATCCAAAAAAGAAGCACAAAAAGCGATAGATAAATACTTTGCTGTATATCCTGAACTAAAGAAGTATCATAATAATATGTGGAATACTGTGAATAGGAAAGAAATAATATTTACACCTCTTGGATTACCATCACAACCAAAGATGGGAACAGATGCAATTAACTTTGCCGTTCAAGGCTCTATAGGAGATGCAACTAAGATAGCTCTTGTTAGATTAGTCGATAAATATCCTGAGAGCATTAACTACATAGTTAATATTATTCACGATGCAATAGAGCTTAGAGTTCCTAAAAGTGAGGCAAAGAAATGGGCTAAGAGGGTTGCCAAAGTTATGAAATATGGCTGGAGTAAGTTAGAGGAGAACAAGATGTTTAAAATTAAGGGTATTCCAATGCCAGTTGAAGTTGAATTCAATGGTAAAGTAAAATTATTCTAGGTGGTATATTCTTTGAATATGCTAAGTTAATGATTACAACAAACAATATATTGAGAGGTAAAAAATGAAAGTAACAAAAGATACAATCGGAAAAATACTAAAGCTGGTAAAAAAGGCGTAGCTATACCAGATATAGCAGATACTATGAACTTAGATGAGAAGCTTATAACAAACATTATAGAGATGAAGAAAAGAGGCATAGATAAGAAACTTATTACTAAGAGTGTTAATACAATAAGTCAAGACCTAGGTATTAACATTAAAGAAGTTAGACTATTCCTAGAAAAAGGTGTAAAAATTAAGGAAATAGCTGAATTTTTTAATATAAAGAAAAAAGATATAAAAAAGATGTTGAAAGAGGCAGAAGAGGCAGAAGAGGCAGAAGAGGCAGAAGAGGCAGAAGAGGCAGAAGAGGCAGAAGAGGCAGAGGGAGACACAAAAGAAAATAAGCCAGACGAGTTAGAGGATGCAGATGAAGATGAAGATGAAGATGAAGATGAAGATGAAGATGAAGATGAAGATGAAGATGAAGATGAACCAGAAGCAGTAAATATTCCTGAGGATAAACTAGATCTGGTTAAAAAGGCTAGAGTAAGTCAAAACAGAGTAGCACTTATAGATGCTGATACATTAGTTTATATAACTGCCTTAGCATTTGGAGAAAAAGTTCCAGTGCCTAAGAAGTATTATGATAATCCTAAAAAGGCATTAAAGAAATTTAAGGATAAGCTAATAACAGTTGATACAAGTAATGAAGATACCAATAAACATTTTATATATACATTTGACCCTAAAATATTAGATGAGGCAGTTAAGTATATGACTGAAAAAATAGAGAAGCTTAGAAGCATAACAGGAGCATTAGGAGGAGTTGAGTTAGCTCTTACAGAGGGAAAATGCTTTAGATATGATATATTCCCTGATTATAAGACTAAGAGGACAGTGTCTCCAGCTGGATTAGAGTTATTAAAAGAGAAGATAAAGGAGATTTATCCTACACATAGTTACGATAAGTTAGAAGCTGATGAAGTAGTAGTCGCACTTAAAACGGCTTTACCTAATAAATATACAGTTATTGCAGTAGATAAAGATGTATTAGGGCAAGTAAGGGGTAAAAACTTAAATTATTATTATGGAGACCCTAGATGGGTGGAGATGACTGGAGCAGATGTATTATTTAATAGACACTACCAAGCAATCTTAGGCGACTCTACAGATGGTATAAAAGGTTGTAGTGGAGTAGGTAAAGTAGGGGCTGAAAAAGCATTAGCTGAGTGTAAGACACAGGCAGAGTATCAAGATGCTCTTGTAAATATATTTTTGACTCAAGCACAAAAACAGAAGATTAAAGAAACTGGAGATAAGAAAGCAGAGCTTGACGATTTAGAAAGAGATAAAGCATATAGAGAGGCTTGTCTAAACTATAATCTTACAGATATGACAGTATTGAAGTATTATCCTAAAGAAGAAGAGTTTGTTTTAAGATTATGGAGAATTAGCTCAAATGGGAAGTTTGCTAAAGAGTCTTTGAGTAATGCAGTAAAGGTGAAAAAATGTATAGAGTAAATGCTGATTATAATGTATATAAAAACATAGCTGAGTTTATGTATAAAGAGAACATAGACCGACACGCACTTAGAAAAACATTAGGGGTTAGTAACCCTATGATATCAAAATATTTGAAAGGGGAGAACAACATATCTCTTGATAAAGCAAAGATTATATACAAGATATATGGTGCAGTTATACACCCTTATAATATAGTAGCAGTTGGAGGTAAAGAGAATGAGCGAAAAGAAGATACAAACAGAAATAATAAAAAGACTGAAAAAAAAGGGAGCTAAATACATAAAGATTGTAGTAGCTACCACAGATGGCGAACCTGACCTTATAGTATGTTATAAGGGTAGATACTTTGGCTTAGAGGTAAAAGGGTCAAAGGGGAGAGCTAGTGGAGTTCAAATATCTAAGATTAAAGATATTAGAAAAGCTGGAGGTGTCGCTTTTGTAATAAGAGACCCAGATCTACTTGATGAATTATTAGAAGTAAAGAGAGTTGGGGAGTTTGCCCCTATAGAGTTTGAGAAATATAAGGAGAGGAAATAATGTTTGATGTAATAGATAGTAGGATAGAGATGTTTAAAGATAATCACGGAGGACTAATACCTAATGCTATAATACTAAATGTTAATCAGATGGTTAAATTTAAAAAAGAGTTAGGTTTATCTCCTTATGAGACATTAACCTATAGAAATTGCCGTGTATATCTTAATCAATCACAAGCAGAGCAAGATATAAGAGTAGGTCTTATAGAAGAAGCCTTTATAGATACCGTTATAGATACAGGAAATCAAAGGAAATTACCTTATTTTGATGAGGAGGAGTAAATGGCAACAGTAAAGCAATGTAAAGGTAAAGATTTGGATAAAGTGCCTAAGAGTAAGTTAATAAAAGAGGGCTGGTATGCGTCGGTTAAGTTTGATGGCACTTTTATTAGGCTTGAAAGAGATGTAGATGGAAACTGTAGAATGTTTACAAGGACTAAAGAGTTTTACTGTCCTAATTTAGCTAAGATTATGGATGAATTAGGTGGAGTATTTAAGCTTGACTGTGAGTATATAGGGGATAGTAAAGGCAAGTTAGGAGATAGAGTTAAAGCTAATCTTGGAACTCACATAGCTAATTTTAGAAAAGGAATTAGAGATGTAGATCTAATAGGTAGAGTTTTAATCTTTGATATAGTTAGCAATAGACCTTTTAAAGATAGGCTATTAGACTTATCAACCGATAGAATATATGGAAGGGATGGTCTAAAAGTAACTTTTGTGTTCCACGATTATGTGGATACACTGGAAAGAGCTACTGAAGTTAGTGAAGAGACTATCAATGAGGGCTATGAGGGCATTTACATAAAACACAAAGACCATATGTATTTAGAGGGTAAGAGAGTTAATGATGCTATTAAGATAAAAGCTAAGCCTACTATAGATTGCATATGTGTAGAGGTAGAAAAAGGCAAGGGTAAGTATAAAGGTATGCTTGGTGCATTAGTTCTTGAATATAAAGGCAATAGATTTAATGTGGGAACAGGTTTTACCGATAAGCAAAGAGAGAAAAATAAGAAAAAGCACTGGGTAGGAAAAACAATAGAGATTGGGTATGAGCAGATTATTAAAGATGTTCCAATACACCCTGTATTTAAATACATAAGAGAGGATAAATAAAATGAATGATTTAGTAGAAGATAAAAGATATGCGAACTTTAAAGCAATAATGATAGATAGATATCCTAATGTTAAAGAGAGTGATTATGTTGATATTTTCAAGGGTATTATGAATAGGTTTGAAGTTGTAAATCCAGAAACTGTATATACCTATATTAAAGATAGAGATAGAGATATGGCTGATGTATCTCCTAGACTTGCTGATTCCCCTAAGCCTATTGATCTTGAAAGCATATTAGAGGATAGAGGTAGAGATTATGGAGATTTCTCAAAACAAGCCTATATAACACAAATATATAAAGGTATTCAAAGAGAAAATCAAGTAACTAAGCTAAATGCCTCACAACAAGAAGCATTAGATATGATATTTGGCAAAATATGTAGGATTGTAAATGGTAATCCTAATAAAAAAGATAGCTGGGCTGATATAGCAGGTTATGCAACACTAGTAGCTAATCAATTAAAGGATTAAATGATGGATAAATTTACAATAGTTTTATTTATATTGGTAGGAGTAACTCTTATAAACAGTAGAAATATATTGGTAGGACATATACTAGCTATATCAATAACATCATTAGGTGTTAAGATGGGTATATTACCAGATACTTACAATATTATTATGTGTATGTTTATTGTTTATGTAATAAGTGTAGCTACATTCTTTATATACGCCATTTTAAATATGTTAGGAGATGTTATATATTATAGAATGTCGCCTGATATAGATGATATAAAGCAAACCTTACTTATTGGTTTTATACCAATGTTAAATATGGCTTTTTTAAGAGATGACAATCTGTAATTATAAAGGGTTATCCTTATGTTTTAACCAACACGGCTACTATGCCGTTATTAAAGACAGCAATAGAAAAAGACTTAGATACTTGATTAAATATAATAAATTTAAAGATACAGTAACTGGTAAAAGACATAATGGATACTATAAGGATTTAGCAAGTCTTAAAAGTGAGATTGATAAGATACAAACAGAAATAGAATTTGACAACTTATTGAGAAAAGGAGTATTATGAAAGAAAAAAGACACACTTGTATTATATGTAATAAATATAGATATGAGAAATTTATGACCCAGCCCTTACCAATTAGCTGGGTATGCAACAATGGTAAATGCAATAAGGACAAAGAGTTAATTAAACTTGTTAAGTGTTTTAAAACATTAGAAGACTTAAAAAGTATATCTCCTGCACATATAAGATTAAATCTAATTCATTACATAAACAAGGTAAAAAATGCTAAGCACTAAATTATATAATTCTGATTGTATGGATATATTCCCTTTACTAGAAGATGAGTCTATAGATTGTTGTGTATCTGATGTTCCCTATAGGATTATGGCAGGTGGAACAAGAGTAGTTTATGAGGATGATGAGTGTGGAGGAATATTAAATAAAAGGGATTACTCTAAGACTGATCCAAAAGGTGTATTAGGTAGAGGTAGAAGAATTATCTCTGATGGCACAAAGTGTAGCAACAAATGGGTTAAAGCTAATGATAAGGATATTATTAGTGCTGTTAAAGATGGTAAAATGTTCGACCATAATGATATAGAGTTTAGTGAGTGGCTACCTGAGCTGTATAGGGTTATGAAAAAAGGAACTCACACATATCTTATGATTAACGGTAGAAACCTAAAGGAGTTACAAACAGAGGCAGAGAAAGTAGGGTTTGTTTTTCAAAACTTGTTATGTTGGGATAAGGGGAATTTCACTCCTAATAAGTATTATATGCAAGGTGTTGAGTTTATTCTTTTATTATCTAAGAGACCAGCTAGGAATATTAACAATATGGGGAGCGTAAATTTAATAAGTATAAAGAATGTTAAGGATAAGGTGCATCCAACTGAGAAGCCAGTAAATCTTATGTGGTATCTATTAGATAATTCAGTTAGTATAGGAGATACAGTCCTAGACCCTTTTATGGGTTCAGGAACTACAGGTGTTGCAAGTAAATATGTAGGTGCTAATTTCATAGGGATAGAAATAGATAAATATTACTATGAAATAGCTAAGGATAGGATATCTAACTGGTATCCAATATAAGTAAAGGTTTAATTATGACAGTAAAATTATTATTCAATACCTCATTAGATGTATGTGCTTATGCAATCAGAACTTGTTGGCAGAGCTTCGATAAAAGTGATAATGGTGGAGAAAAAGATAGAGCACTAATTGATAGAGTAGGTAATAAGTATAAACACGCTTCTACACTAGAACACCTCAACTATAGCTTTTTTATATCTGGTATTAGTAGAGCCTTATTACAAGAATTGGCTAGACATAGAATAGCTAGTTTAAGTGTTAAATCAACTAGATACACACTAAAAGAGTTAAAAGATACAGAAGCTTTTAAAGAAAACGATTTTAAAGGTGCTTCTAAATTTATAGTATTAACAGGCGATGATAGAGTAGA